AATTAATTCCACTAAAACCTTGTGCTGTAGGTTCTGCAATTACTACAAGAGGAACAGTATCATAATAAGGTAAGTCTGCTTTTCCTTTAGGATCGTAACTAAACATATACATTTTACCTACTTCTAACCGTCTAGCTACTTTGCCTAAATCAGACTCTCTTGCCTCTTGAAATGTATTAATAGTTCTTGCATACTTTCTTATAGCACTGACATACCACTGATGTGATCTTTCCTGCTTATTAGCAGCATCTCTTATGTCTTGCATGGGCGTGTTCATATTAGTATTTATACTAGATACCCAATTCTTTTTCAGTTACTATCTTAAATTCCATACCCTGAGATTTACAAAAATCTATTGCAGATTTCCACTTCGCCTCATTAACACCGTATTGTGCTATCTCTTGTAAGTATTTTCTTGTCTTTCTTTTACCTGGCTTAGGGGGTTTTGTAAACCTTTCTGGTTTTACTTCTATTAAATATTTCTTAACTCCGTCTTGTTCTTTAACCTCTATATAAAAATCTACGAAGTATCTGTGTACCTTATTGTCCATTGGACTACGATAAGGGATAGCAATCTCTTCTGAAACCCAACCTTGTATTGAACTATTCTTATCACACCAGTTCATAAACTTCAATTCGTAGGAAGATCTATAAGTAATAGAGTTAAAATCTCCTAAATACTTAGCCGGATTTTTAGGAATAAACTTTCCTTTGTATATTTCTTTCGCGTAAACCATATAAATAACACTATAATACCTAGTATTTATAGAGGCGAATAAATGGCAACAACATATTACCCGCAAGAACTTGGCACAGACTCAATGCCTAATGCTATTAGATTCTATATTAACGAAAGATCTACATATGCACCAGCAGCAGCACAGAAAGAGGCAGGCGGAGAAGAACATACGAAAGCACAAAATGCTTTATCTAAAGATTACACAGATCAAAATAGAGCAAAAGAAGATCAATATACAAGAGCATTAACAAGTGGTGCAGCACTATCAGCAACACTAGGTATGGTAGCAGGTGGTACAAAAGCATTAACAGGTGAGGGTGCCACTATGTTGGGTAAGTCTCTTATAACAGGTGGAACAGCAGTAGTAGCAGGTGCCGCAGCCTCACAAATGGCAACGGAATCAGAAACTATAAGACTTATAGACGACATTGCTCTTTATGTTCCTCAATCTTTTATAGCGGCATACGCAGCTAATTGGGACGAAGTAGATACAGGTGTTGCAGGAGCATATTTAGGAGCAGGAAATAAAAGTTTAACAGACTTATCAGGCACAGGAGAATTTGTAGCCAGAGGATTAGTTTCAACAGCAGCAGCATTGCCACAAGCTCTAGGAGCACAGATGGATTTAGGGGCAGTACTAGAGGCTTCAAGTAAGAAAGTTAACAATCCATACAAGGAACAATTATTTAAATCAATGGGATTTAGGCAGTTCTCATTTAGTTATACATTCTCTCCTAGAAATAAAACAGAACAAAATCAAGTAGAAGAATTAATTAGAAAGTTTAGATTACACATGCACCCAGCTAAAGCACCTGGAGATTTATTTTTAATTTATCCAGCAGAGTTTAGTCTTGTGTTTGAAACTTTAGTAGATGGTAAGATGCAGAAAAATGAGCACTTACCAGCAATTTCATCATGTGCATTAAAAAATTGTAAAATAGTATATGGTGCCGACGGAGGGTTTAATACATTCAGAGATTCAGGTGGTGCCGCAACAGAAATTACTATGGAATTACAATTTGTAGAACTAGAAGCACTAACAAAAGATCGTATTGAGGCAGGACTATAATGTATTTCAGAGCTTTACCTAAAATGATTTATCCTTGGAAGGATGGTAATAAAAAACAAAGACAAATAATTGTACCTGATATTTTTAGAAGAGTACATGTAGATAAGTTTTTTAGAAACAAATTAAACCTTGTTGCAATGTATGTTAACGACGGAGAGACTCCTGAGAAAGTTGCATATGATTATTATGGTTCTACAAAGTATCATTGGATTGTATTGTTATCTAATAATATCGTTAATGTTGGAGAAGAGTGGCCTAGAGGACAAAGAGATTTAAATAACTATATTAAAGATAAGTATGGTTCAGCAAATTCTACAGATGTACATCATTATGTAGAAACTGATAATAAATCTATTATTGTAGATTGGGATGCAACAAGATTATCTAATGCAGAAATAGAACCTGTTACAAATACAGAATATGAAGATGATTTAAACGAAAAGAAAAGACAAATATTTGTCTTAGATAAAATATTTTTAAAGGATATAGTAGCACAATATAAGAAATTGGTGAAGTAACATATCATGGCAGACATTAAGTCAGAAGAAAATTTACAACAGCCCGGACAACTTATTGTAGATGAGCTGTTTCTAACTACACAAACATTAGAAGATATCGATATTACAAACATGTATATTGAACTTAATCTATATGAAGATGTTTGGAACCCTCACATACATGGATCAATATTAATTAAAGATGCTATTAATTTGATAGGCTCTTCACCTATAGGTGCAGGAGAGCTTATTACAATGAAACTTAGAACCGCTACATACGAAGACGAACCAGGTAATGTTATTGATAAATCTTTTCAAATTTATTCTATTAATAACAGATCATTAAACACAGATAGAGAACAAACATATGAACTAGGCTTTATGTCTATTGAAGGATTAACAGACGCATCTGCTCCAATATCTAAAAGATTCTCAGGCAATACAGCAGATCTTGTTAATCAAATTTATACAGATTATATGCAAGAATATCGTAGACCTGTAGAAGCAAAAGAACTTGCTACTTTAGTTATTGGTGATACACCACATGCTTCTAATGTAAATTATATATCTAACTATTGGACACCCTCTCAAAATTTACAATATATTTCAAAATACGCACAAGGCAATGAACACATAGGTTCAGACTTTGTATTTTATGAAAGTAATAAATCTTTTTATTTTACTTCTATACAAAAGTTAATAGCAGCACAAAAAGAATCTTTATTTGAGGAATATGTTTATTCCCAACCAGGACTTGAAGTACCTCATAGGGGAGGTGGAGAAACTTTTGTAGGTGTTAACCTAGGAAAGAAACATTGTCAGATAGAAGATATTAAAATACCTAGAACTATTGATACACTAGACGGAGTAGATAGTGGTTATTATGCTCAGTCTATAAGAGCGTACGATATGTTTACAAAAGAAAGAACAGAAAAATATATAGATGTAAGAGATGACTTTGGAAATTTTGTTCATACAGACGATGGTATACCAATACCCTCAGGAACTCCAAGAAGTCCTTACTCACAAATGGGAATTAAATTATTAAATAGTTTTGCATATGGTGCTGTACCAATGGGTATTCCTGGAGGTAAATTAAAAGCAGCCAATGATGCCGTTGTAAGTAATAGTTTATTTAGAGCAAACTATTTTAATTCATTTAAAGATTACACATTTGAAATAACAGTTCCAGGTAGAACAGATATTGAAGTAGGAAAATTAATAAAAATGGTATATCCTAAACCTGTAGACAAACCTTCAGATGCAACTTATGATGACATTGTAGAACCTATACTTACAGGATCTTATTTAATTACAGCTATACGACACAAAGTAGACCCTGTTGGTTATGTTATGTTAATGGAAATTGTTAAAAATGGACTTGCAGAAAGTATTGGAGACCCAGACGACGGAGTGAATGATGACATCAAATAATAAAAATTATGGTAAATTAAATATACCCGATTGGATATGGTGGGTAGGAGTTATTGAGTCTAGAGCAGACATTACACAGACAGGTAGATACAAAGTTAGAATAATGGGTTACCATACAGGTAATAAAGAAACATTACCTACAAAAGATCTTCCTTATGCTACTGTTATTAACTCTCCTACAAACGCATCCACATCAGGCATTATGGAAACACCTAACTTGTTACCAGGATCAACTGTTATAGGATTCTTTGCTGACGGTGACGAAGGACAAATGCCTGTTATAATAGGTTCACTGGCAGGAATGCCTCAACCTAAAAATGAAGAATTGCCAAGTGAAGATGGTTTCAACGATCCTACTAAAACATATCCTAGAGGCGGTTTTGATGAAGAGGCACCAAAAGGTTTTGGTGGAGTAGGCGAACCCGACTTACCAAGACTTGCAAGAGATGAAAAAGCAGAAACACATTACTCTTTACTTACAAAGAGAGAAGAAAGAGTTACAGAAATAAGAACAGCTAAAGCTCCTGATATGACAGGACAAATAGATCCAGTAGAAGACAAGGATTACGAAGGTAAACAATGGGAAGAGCCTTATGCCAGAGCTAAAGGCCCATACAAAACATTTGAAATGGAAGAGTTTACACCAAAGTATTGGGACGCACTTGCAGATATGAAAAGTGGTGGAACAGGAATTCCAACAGAGCCTGGAACATATACATCTATGTATCCTTTCAATCAGGTTAGAGAAACAGAAAGTGGTTTTGTACAAGAAATAGACAATACACCAAGCAATGAAAGATATGCTTTCTATCATCCTATAGGAAACTTTGAAGAAGTACAAGCAGACGGAACAAGAATAAACAAAATAAAAGGCTCTGATTATGAAATTATTGCAGAGGATAAAAATGTAGTTATTAAAGGTTCTTGTAATGTTACAATTATGGGCGACTCTAAAATACTTGTTCAAGGAGATAAGTATGAAGAAATAGAAGGAGATCATTATGTTACAATACATGGTTCCAGGCATACAGCAATAACAGGAAATGACATAAGAAAAGTTAGTACTGATGTTAATGATTTGATTGGCGGTGAGAGATCAGCTCGTGTAAGTCTAAATGACGCACAAACAATAGTAGGCAATCAAGGAATAACTGTAACAGGTTCTTTAAAAGAATCAGTAACAAAACAAGTTACAGAAATATATAGTGCAGGACATAATACAACGGTATCAAGAAATAGAGTACAACAAGTTGGTGGTGTTTTAAGAAACGCATCTGGTAGTAACATGTTAATGTTAACAGGCGGTGAAGGACACTTTAAATCTAAAGAAAAAATGGAACTTGAAACTAGTGATACACAATTATTAAAATCTACAAATCAACAAACATTAGAAGCAGACAACACAGACATCAAACAAGATGTAGATATAACAGGAACAAGCACGGCAACCGTAGATCATTTATCTAATGGTAAGTCAGGCTTTGGCCATACACATACAATAAGCGGAGGTAGTTCGGCAGGAACAACCTCAGCCCCAGATTAATAGGAGGACAAAATGAGTTGCGGACCAAGTGAAGCAATGAAGGCAGCAGCAGAGACTGTAGATGCTTTAAATGCCAAAATAGACGCAGCAATAATGGACATACCAGGTATGGACGAACTTGCTAATTTAAAGGAAAATGCTGAGTCGGCAGCACAAGGCTTAATGGATAAATTAAGCGCTGCCATACCTAGTATTAATTTTCCAACCTTGCCTAATAGTGCTAAATCCTTGCAAGATGAAATGAAAGAAGTTGCAGCTTTAATTGCCTTAGGAGCTTTAGCATTACCACAATTAAAAGACCAGTTAGATTATATGAAAGACAAATATTCTGGTGTTGATGTGGATATTGAAAACCTAGCAGACTTGTTAAGAACAGGAGCTATGGATTTAGATAATTTATGTAAGTTAGTTCCTAATATTCAAAAACAAGGTGTTAAGGTAGAAGTTAAGGCAACTCCTACATCTATTCCAGACATAGACCCTGTAGCGATAATTAGGGGAGGAGCAATACCTGAGTTTCCTAAATCAATCGACGCATACATTGAAACTAGTAAAGTAAATAAGAAGGCAACAGACGATTTTCTTAATATTGAATTGCCAACTTTTGACTTTTAAGTATAAATACTAATATGGCTATCCTAAGACAAAACAAAGCAAGACTTTACAAAGACTTTGATTTAAGTTTTGGTAAAAATGCGATAACAGGCGACTTAAATAAAAAGATAGACGCTAATGCAGTTAAGCAGTCTATGAGAACGCTGGTTATGACACAGATGCATGAAAGACCATTTCATCCAGAGTTAAGTTCAGATCTATTTCAACAGTTATTTGAACAAATGACTCCGTTTACAGCAGGTAGCATGGCAAGAAATTTAGAAACTTTATTTGATAATTACGAAAAAAGAGTTAAGATAGATAATGTACTAGTTGAACCACTCTATGATAAAAATGAGTATAAAGTAAAAATATACTTTGAGGTAATAGGATTAAACGAGCCTCAAGAACTAGAATTACAATTGGAGAGGCTTAGATAGATGGCACAATTAAATGTATCAGAATTAGACTTTGATAATATCAAAGCAAACTTAAAAACATATTTACAGTCTCAGACAGAGTTTGAAGACTATAACTTTGAAGGATCTGCACTGGCAGTTTTAATAGACTTATTAGCATACAACACGCATTACAATGGAATGTTGGCTCACATGTTAGCAAATGAAAACTTTATTGATACAGCTATTAAAAGAGAATCAGTAGTATCTATTGCAAAGAGTATAGGTTATACACCTAGATCTAACTTAGGTTCATCAGCAACTGTAGACATTACAGTTACACCACCTTCAACATTTACTAATACAACACTATCATTATCTAGAAATATAGTTTTATCATCTACAAAAGATGGTTCAACATATAGTTTTTATCCATTAAATGACTCTGTAACATCTGCCCAAGTAATAGATGGTGTTACAAAATTTGTATTTAAAGATGTTATTGTTAAAGAAGGTAGAAGAGTAACAAACGCATTTACTATTGCAGCAGCCAATACAGACGGTCCTTATATTATTCCTAACGCATCAGTGGATACAACAACTATAAGAGCACAAGTACAAACATCACTTTCAGATTTATCTGTAACAACTTGGCCTGTATCTACTACAATGTTAGATATTAAGGCAGATACAAAAACATTTTGGATAGAAGAAGGCATAGATGGTTTGTTCCAATTAAGATTTGGAGACGGAGTATTAGGACAAAAATTAGACACAGGTAACATATTAAATGTAGATTATATATCTTCATCAGGTACTGGTCCTAATGGTTGTAAAACATTTGGGTGTTCAAATACAATTTCAGCATCAGGAGAATCAATAGTAGTTACAACATCAAGTCCAGCATCAGGTGGTGCAACACAAGAAACAATAGATGAGATTAGATTTAACGCGCCCCGTTACAACGCAACAAGAGATAGAGCAGTTACAGAAGGAGATTATAAAGCTCTAATATTAGCAAGTAATCCGAACATACAATCTGTTTCAGTTTGGGGCGGAGAGAAAAACGATCCTCCAATGTTTGGTAGAGTATTTATTTCATTAAATCCTGTAGCAGGACAGATTATAACAGAACAAGATAGAGATAATATTACTAATTCTGTTATTGATCCTAAAACACCTGTTGCAATCAGGCCTGTTTTCGTAGATCCTGAATATACATATCTAACATTAGATATTGATAGCACATACGATCCTAAAGAAACAACACTAACAAAAGGACAAATAGAAACTGCAATACAAACATCAGTTAACGAATACTTTACAACAAAACTTAACAAATTAAATAAAAGTTTTTATTATTCTAGACTACACGATTTAATAAACAGTTCAACAGACTCTATTATTTCTACAAATATACAAATAGGCGTACAAAAAAGAGTTAAACCCACATTAAAATTAGAACATAATTATACAGTTAAATTTAATCAAAAACTACAACCTAAAGAAATATCAAGTACATATTTTAATGTAACGATATCAGGAGTAACATATAAAGTTTCCTTAGCAGATGTTCCAGCATCAACAGTAGAAGCACCATTATATAGTGGCACAGGTGTTGTAAATGCTATTACATCAGACGGACAAGTAGTAGGAGCAGTAGGAACAATTGATTACGATTCTGGAACTGTTGAATTACCATCAATTGTTGTTGATAGTTTATACAGTACAGAAACACATTTAAGAATTAATGCTGGTGTACATAAATCTGTTAAAGATATTACAACACAAGCATTGGTAAGAACATCAGATACATCAACAGCAGCAGTAGTGGCTAAACCCTCAAGAAATACAGTATTAATATTAGACGATAGCGTTATTAACGCTACTATTAATTCAGGATCTGGTTTAACTATTACAGCTAACAAAGAAGTAGAAGAAGTATAAATGGCAAATTATATTCCATCATTTTATAGATATGTCTCGTCTATAACAATAGCAAATGCCGGAGCAGGTTATAATAATGTTCCGACAATTACTATTACAGGTGGTGGAGGTACAGGAGCAACAGCTACGGCAACTGTATTCAGTGGTGTTATAACAGGTGTTACAGTTACAAATCCTGGGACAGGATATACAGATACACCAACCATTACAATAACGCCTAACTCATTAGACACAATTACAACAGATGCAGTATTATCAGCAGTTCTTGACGCAGCTCAAGGCAATTCAAGTATTGAGACAACAAATAGTTCTTATTTAAT